ATGATCCACGCCACAATGAAGCCTATTATTTAAACCGAGGGGATTATTAAATGATCAGACTATGGTTAACGCCAATTCTGGCAGCAATAGCAGTGTGGATAGTGTTTTTTTCAATCCTACATGGACTGGAATATATGGCAAAAGTCTACGGACAATAACGCGGACAAAGTAACCATGTGCAAGGGATTGATACGCTAGAATTTCGGCGTGTTTACTTGTGCGTTATGCCTAACCATTGACGCTGCAATGGCTTGCAGGTTAGTGACTGCTAACATTTCAAAAAAGCGAGCACTAACTATCCTTATCATCAAGTAACCCAGGATGCCATATGGGAAGGGGCGGGCATTTTGTAACTGGTCCCGTACTGGTTGGCGTCAGAATAGTTGGAGCTGGACCGTAGAATTACTGTGGGTGCCCCACCAAAATCAAAGCCCCATATACTTTTGGAAAGTGTGGCTCGATAATAGGCCCTAAACCTCGATAATGTTACCTCTAAACTGCATATGGTTCTCATCCCAGACAGAAGCCTTCTCAGGTTCTAGCATCTTACCCTTGTGGAAGGTGACAACGATAAAGCCAGCAACCCAGTTCCTTGGATTGTCCTCCATATAGCCAGCAAACTGCTCGCCGTAGGGGTTAGCTAGGGTGCCGCCATCAACTCCGAACCTGGTGCCATTGTAGTCGGTAAACGGGGTTACTTTTAATGAGTGTAGATGTCCAGTTACCACGCTCTTGCCAGACTTCAAAGTGTTGTTATACACGGCGTGGATACCGTTATGGTACCTATGCTTGATAACCAGCTCATCATTAACCCAAGCGCTCCAGCACTGATTCCAGCGTGGGAAGTGATCCTTCAAGGCAAACCCCTTGATGCCCTCATACTCAGGTGACTGAGCCGCTAGCCTAGTCTCAAACCTAGCATCGTGGTTGCCTAGCTGCCAGAATAGCCTTGCGTTCTTGCCAGCGTCCTCAACCATTGCAGAGAACTCTTGGCAGGCTTCCAGCTCCTCTTTGACAGTGGGCGACTTATCCCAGCCTATCCTTGGCCATCTACTGGCACGTGCACCATCAAATATATCTCCGTTAAAGTGTACGGCAACAGGTTGCAGCTCCTTAACAAACTTAACAAATCCACGTTGGGCTGTAGTCCTCTCGCCTGGCCAGACATGGGCATCTGAACCGATGATATGAATCCCATCCTCCGTATCAATCCTGATACGTCCAGGCGCTTCCGGCAAAACATACAGTTTACCAGATACCGCCGACAACACAGTCCCAGTCCTACCCTCAACTATTCTGCGCCTTGTATGGGTTGCCCTCTCTGATATCTGTAGCCTTTGAGATACTGCCTTTGCCCCACCTAATTCACGCCATATACTAATAAAGTCTTCATCAGATACAACCATTAATGCCCCCTAGTTGGCGCAGGTCGCCATATATCTTCTCGGATAACCATAATCGCGGTGTTGAACGTAACAATGACGGACTCGTTATATAGGCAGTATGCAGGATTGATATCCTCAAGGCGCATAAAGGCACCCCAAGGGGCGGTTGCACTTGACTTGTAGAAAAGGATTGGCTTGGAAGGGAATGCGTCTAAAACTGTCTCGGTCCAGTAGGCACCGACATCACCAGCACCTGACCTGACTAATCGTAAGTGCCACCCTGGAATCTCTTGTGCTTCAAGATCCAGTTTAAGACTTTTAAAGATAATATGTTTAAGGTTTTCCAATATTCCCTTTAGATTCAGTGGCTTTAGTTACCTCTATCCACTTCTCTAAGTAGTGTAATGCTTTTAGTTGATCTTCTAGGCCGCCCTTATCGTTACACCTAGCGACATACTTAATGACATTGCCACGTAAGTATCCTACAAACTCAGCATCAGACATCCATGCGCTCATAGCATCCCAAGGTTGTATTGACTTGTTGTAGTGTGTGCCACCAACCTGCCTATCGCTTGCGCTCATATACTCTTATCCCTAACCTATCGTACAGATCTGTAACCCGATTCCCATTCTGGTCAACTAAAGATTCGACTTTAGTGTTGAATTGGTCATATAATTCATATGCTGGCTTCACCGGCTTGGTGTCCGTTAGGCAAGGGGATTGGCACGCCTCAATTTCCGCATTATATGCCATAACACGTGTAGAAAGGCAAATTAAAACAGCGACAAGCAACAATAAGCTAGCCTTCTTTATCATATAGCCTCCATTAAACGTAAAAGTGGTGCTGGTCACAGGTCGTTAGTAGTCTAAGTTTGCTCCAACTCTTGGGCTTCTCGATCCATGTAGCATGGAAGTGGGTAGCTGGGAACACACCATTCCCATATAGAGCAAGCCGAGCAGCTCGTTCAGACTTTGCCCAAGCAGCACTCTCCTTGTTGGGCTTGTGCTCTGGCTTGACCACCCCTCCAGCCATCTTGTCAGGCACCCACGAGAACTGGTATGGAGCCAAGATAACTTTGGATATATCGCCATCCGGACCCATCCGATTCAATGCAACCTGGGCAATTTTAGTCATACAAACCTCGCTCTGGTTGCGCCCTTCAAACCAGACCGTGAGGGTTAGCCACATTAGTAGCTCAGTCATGCGGCACCATCGTCAGATTCTTTGCGCCAGTTATCAAGCTCCTCCTCCCTTGCACCTCCAGCGTTCTTCTCTATTAAAGCCGCTATGGTCAGGCGCAACTCCTTGATACGCTTAAGGTAAGCAATTGATTTCCTTTTCTTTTGCACCTTACCAGCGCCTAACATTGAGGCAACGTGAATCAACTGCAAATGCTGCAAACACTTTTCAATATCTATTAAGTCATCTTCATACATCATTCTTCTCCTAATTTATAGTACCAAGCCTATTAAATAACTTATTAGCGCCACGATCACGAGCACTGGCGCTACTGCCAGGAATAGCAACAGCCACTCGTGATGAGACAATCTGGACCGCCATTTACTTGGCATAGAGCGCCCGTATCCTCGACCGTACAAAGGTCAGAACGATGTCTTGGTCAATCGGGCCCCAGTTGACCCGATTGGTTGCAGCCTCTGCATACGACCTAAGTAAGCCAATCTGCCCCATCTTAGACACCAGGGAATGTGCTGGGTTATAAGTTCCAATGCCACTTATAAAGGCTAACTCGTCTTTTGTTGTCCAGCATTTACGGTAATCGAACACTTCACTTATCATTTGAAACCTCCATTTTAACTCCAGAAATTATGACTCGAATGTAATTCTTAACATAAGCCATACGCTTTTCAGGCGTATCCAACCCCATCTTGTGGGTGTACTTCAGTGCTTCTGATTGCCAATGGTTATCGTAGTGCTCACGGCACAGTTGGCCGGTTGTGGGGTAAGCAACGATTGCATTGTTAGGACAGTTACGGTAACTACAGTTTATATGGTTACTTCTTTCCGCTTCGTAGTACATAAACACCTCCTCTTGTAAGTACGCAAACACGGTAACTCACGACTCAGAATTTTGTCAAGATAAATATCTTCATAACCAGTAAATATATTTGTTGACTTTGTGAAACAGGGGGCTTTATCATGTTCTCGTCACACAAGGAGGCGATATGGATACAGAAGATAGACTAGACTACCAACAGCAACACGATGAACAACAACAACAGGAGATGGAAAATGAGAACGTCTGAAAGCATTACAGCAATAACACCAGCACTAATCGCAGCTCAACAGAGCATTACTTTTGCCGCCAAGAACGCGCAGAACAGCCACCTAAAGAATCACTATGCCAATCTGGCTGCGGTAATCGAGGCCGTCAAGAACCCTCTTAACGATAACGGGATCGCATTCATCCAGTCTATAACAGAGAGCGATGACGGTAAACTACGAATCACAACCAGGTTGCTACACAAGTCTGGAGAGTGGATCGAAGATACGGCCTCCAGCCCTATGCCTAAAGCCGACAGCCAAGGGTTAGGATCAGCCTGTTCTTATCTGCGCCGGTACACTCTATCTGCGATGCTAGGCGTGTATCAGGATGATGATGATGGTCACGGCGCCAGGGCCGAGCCACCAGCACCAGAGAAGAAGGTTGCACCAAAGCCGCTTGATGAAGAAAAGATGAAGATTATCTTGGAAGTTTTGGAGGTAGCTGCAAAAAATGGTAGGGCTGAACTTGGTAATGTTTACAAAGAGATTCCAGATTCACCTGAAAAAGTTGCTGTGATTGCCGTGCACGGTGAGAACCTTAAGGGGAGAGCCAAGTGAAACAGTTAACAGCTGAGTGGTTTGAAATCAGAGCTGGAAAAGTCACAGCCAGTAGGGTTTACGATGTCATATCCAAAACCAAGTCTGGGGGTTATGCTGCTGGACGGGCCGACTACCACCTGCAACTGGTTACGGAACGCCTGTCTAAGCAGATTACTTCTGCCTACGTCACACCCGCCATGCAATGGGGTATTGATCGTGAGCCTGAAGCTAGGGTTCGCTATCAATCAAAGTATGAGATGGTGGATGAGGTTGGATTCGTTGCTCATCCTATGATCCCAGACTCAGGGGCAAGTCCTGACGGGCTGGTATCTACGGAGGGTCAACTGGAAATTAAATGTCCCAACCTAAAAACGCACTACGAAACCCTGATTACAGGGAAGATACAGGCTCGGTATATAACCCAGATGCAATGGCAGATGGCTTGTACTGGCAGGGCTTGGTGCGATTACTTTAGTTACGACCCAAGGGCAGAGGAGGGTCTTGAGTTCTTCTGTAAGCGCGTGGATAGGGATGTGGAGTATATCCATATGCTAGAGATGGAGGTGTCCAGATTCCTAGATGAAGTTACCTTAACCGTAGAGAAGTTAAACAAGTTAAGGCAGGTGCGGTAATGCTCCAATCTATACTTGGGTTAGATGCCGAGCTT